AGGTTGCAACATTGCTCGTCAGAGCCTTGTTGCTGACCGTGCGCGTGATGCCATTGGACGCCTGCTCCACGCGAGCTGACTCGATGAACTTAACGCCTTCGTAGACGCCAACCTCACCGTTCCAGATGTTGCCCACACCAGTGTCGGTGTAGGTGTGCGGTTCACGCCACACGTTCGCTCCCGAAGTAGCAGCCTCCGTGCGGAGGTCATACGAGGTGTCCGGGTGCAACATGCCGATGTAGAAACCACCATCGCGGGGCTGCACGTTCGCGCCACGCAACTTAGCCACAGCCTTGCGGATATCCGCAGCCTGCAGTGTGGTCGTCGACGCTGTGGTCTTGTCCACACCGTTGACCGTGGTCTCGTCGTCAGCGGACGTTCCTGCGAAACGACCAGTCGCAAGACCAACGAGGGTCTTGTAAACCAGTGCGTCGAATGAATCCCGCATGTTGTAACTGAGCATGTCGGCCACTGCTGGGTCAATCGCAGAGAGCGACTCAAGTGCGAGACGCTCAGTCGTGGTAACGGCGTTACCGTATTCGTTGACGGTTACCTGAACCCGGTTGGTGTTGTTGAGCGCAACAGCACTAACGTCCGAAGTCTCGGTCAAAGGATCTGTGATCCGAGATAGGTCGTTGTGCAGTTGGAACACAACAGTCGCACCGGGGTTGGTGACATCAACTGGCCTGACATCCGCGAACTTGCGGAACATAGGCTCAGAGCGCAAATTGAATTGCACATATTTGTCATACGCTGTTTGAATAAGGTTCGTCAGCGTACTAGTTGACGTGTCAGCCATAGTCGGCTAACCCTTTCTGTGAGATGTTATTAGGACTGTCAGCCCTTGAGGATCGCCGCCAACTCCTCTGGAGTTGAAGCGTTCTGAATTTTTGTTTCCAGACTTTGACCCGCAGTCGGGTCAATGCCGCCTTCCTCTACCGCTGACATCAATGCGGCGGCTTCATCGACAGTCGACGACTCTTGCGTCGACTGTTCCTGTTCTACTGGTTGAGCGCCGAAGACCTCTCCGTACTCCTTCAACCATTGGGCTAGGTCGTCTTCATCCTCGACATTGTCGGGAACAAATGAAGCGATCTTGGAGTTGTAGCCCATCTCGGTGAGAGACTCACCGATCTGCTCAGTGCGAGTTTGAGTCATGTATTCCTCAAGCATCTCGTCACGCTCTTTCAGAGCAGAAGACATTTCCTTCAACTGCTTACGCAGTTGCTTCACCAAATCGCCACCCTCGTCATAGTCGAGGTCGTCGTACTCAGCCATTTCATCTCCCTGTTGTTTCCTGTTGGATGCACTCACCCGCACACGCGCATGGGGGTACGCGTGTGGCTGTGGCGACTATCGGTCTCATTACTCTCACCGGGGCCGACCGATCCGGTTGAGGAGTGGACGTGTCCAGAATCGAACTGGAGTTAAGGAACCAACGCGGGAGTTTTCACCCCGAATTACGGTTCCTTCTAACCTGTCACGCCCTGACGTTAAACGTCGGTTCGACTACGCAGGGACGACTTGCCCAACGCGCTTGCCTTACTGAACTGCGCTCGCTCTTTCGACGCGAACTTCCGGCGCTTGCGGCCTGCACCCGCGCCGCCAGCAAGATTCAAGTCCTCACGGACGATGTCCTTGAAGTCCATCGCCTCGCCGTACAACTTGCCCAAACGCTCAACATTTGGACCATCCTCGGCTGCCTGAGAGAATGCAGTCTCGGTCTGCTGCTTTGTCTTACCAGCGTCGTAGATCTCACCGGCAAGATCCTCACCCGGCATCAAACCCTGCCTGCGGCCCATGCCAGCGACGCTGGCCGTGCCGTACATGCGTTGCAGCTCGGTGCGAGAGTTCATGTCGTAAGCGCCAGCAGCCGCTGCCTGACGACCCTCAAGCACCGGCAAAGCCCGAGCAGGATCCAGCAGGTAAGCAGCCATATCCGAAGTGTTCATGTTGTAGAAGTCGCGCAGCGCGGTCACCACTGACTCGTCAGCGAAGTTCAACGCGTCATACGCGGTGTCCACTCGGGACTTGAACTCCGATGCGCTGATGCTGTTACTAATCAAGTTCGTGAAGTCATCCGGCGAGTCGTAGAAACCCACCGGCATGTCACGATCCGCGAGGATCGTGCGGTAAGTGTTCTCCGCCTCAATGTACTCAGCAGGCGTCAGCATGCGGTCACCCGGTCGCCCTTGCCCGTCAGCGAGACGCTTACGAATAACCTCGTTCGCCTTGAACCGTTGCTTGTACGGCTCACTGCTGTACACAGCGGAAAGGATCTCGGCGTCGGTTGGCTTCACGTTCGTCGTGTAGAACCCATCGATGATGCCTTTAAGGCTTTCCGCGAAGGCGTCACCCATGCCAAGGTTGCGGAACATGTCACGCACCGCGTCACCAGCGGTGCGTTCACGCACACGGCTCCGCTCAGTGCGAGAACCATCCGAGTAAATGTTGTAGGTGACGTTGAAACCAGCCTCATACACGGTTTCAACGCCAACCAGACTAGGTGGCGGAGGAGCCGACCTTGTGACCGCATTGTTCGCCGCCGCGAACCCCGGAACCTCATAGTCACCGGGTGTGTAGGTCGGTGGTCCCCCTCCCGCCGGGAACGTGACACTCGGCGCTTGACCGTAGTCCGTGAATCCGGGGTAGGTTGTCGTCCCACGCGGAGCCGCAGCCGCAGCCGCACGGTCAGCGGCACTAGCCCCCTTGTTCCCCTGATTGGGCTGATTTATGAAAAGAAGATCGCCGTAACCCATGCGCTACGCCAAAAATCCGAAGTCTTGCGCGATCCTCTGCGCCATACCCGTGTACTCATCCTTCGCCTGAAACGTGCGCTGCCAGCGAGGATCCTTACGCGCCTGAAGGCGCGTGTCATACAAACTCATCGGCGTCCAATTCCCATCCGGGCCTTTATTGTTCAAAATTGATTGCACTAGATTGTCGTCAAGTTCAATACTCGGTAACTCCAACTCGTTGGCAATCGCCGTCAAGTACGGGTCAGCGGCAGCCCGCACCGTCTGACCACGATTAATCGCATCAGCCAAGCCGGGGAACCGTGAGATGGCCTGCTCCTGCATGTACTTAGAAATGTCCGTCTCATCCATGTCGCCACGCATGACCGAATCGAGAGTGGTACGGAACCATGACTGGTAGCCCTCGTTCGACATTCCGTAATCGATGCCGTAATCGTTCGCGAGATTGTTGATCAACTGCGAGTTAGAGAGAACGTCACCCTCGTAGTCGTATACCTCTACGCCGCCGATCATCTTCGTCTTGTCGAAGTCAATCGCGTCGACGATCTGGTCAGCCAGCCACTCGTTGTCGAAGAACTGCAACTCGCCAGCCTCGTTACGGCCACTGCCGTAGAACATTTGCTCCGCGTACTTACGAGCCGCCGCGAAGTCGATATCAGCGCCAGCGTCCTCGTACTGCTCGACGATGTCGATGGCTCGTTCCCGCATCAAGTCATCGAACAGCTCCGGCGTGTACTTGGCACGCTCATTCTCAGCCTCAACGTAAGAAGTGAGTTGCCCACGGAACCAGTCAGAGTTCTGAATTCTTAGAGAGATGTCAGCGTTAGTTGGAGTTCGTCCCTCCGCAACCTCTGCAAGAATCTCGTCGAGGATCGCCTGCAACTCCGGCTGTTTCCGCAACGTGGAGGCGGATATACCGAAAGCCTGACCGAGTTCCTTTTGGTTCAGGTCATCGACCTGAAAGTCATAGCCGGTGGTCACTGCTGCACGCCCTTCGCAAACTCCTCAAGAACATTGCCACGATTAGCCAGCGCGTCATCGAGCGCCGACATGAAGTTCACTGCAGCGAACCGTTCCGCGTAACCCTCCTGCGATTGCGCGTACTCACGCGAAAACCGCGTCGCGTCGAAGCCACCGGACGTGACATTGTTTGAGCCACCCGTGCTGCGAAGCGGATTCGCACGCTCCTGCTCATTCAACAGTTCCTGATACGTCTGCACCTCATCGTCGGACGCTGTGCGTCCGAGATACTGAGTGAATGTCGCATCGAGTTGCGCTCCAGCCGCAGCCTCATTCGTCAGGACAACGGTGCTTCTTGGGCCTCCGCCGCCCCTGCCTCTGTCACCTTCACCTAAGCCAGCGCGGAATACGAGGTACTCCCGCCACGGTTGGGTTTGACGGCTTGCCGAGTCAAAGAACTCTTCCCATGAGTTGAATCGGGTATCGAGCAGCAGTTCTTCCAGATCGTCGTACTCTTCCGGCTGCTGCGCCATGCGGTCACGCATCTCCTCAAGGAGTGCTTCCTGCGTCATGTAATCCGGCTGATTTTCTGCAACACGACGAATGTCAATCGTCGGTGGGCCGCCAGTAATACGCGACGCCAGCGACTGATCGCCGTACTGCTCCCGAAACTCCGGCGCAGCCAGATACTTCGGGATTGACAGTTGCTGGTCTACATCCTTGAAACCAACAATGACGGGAAGCTGCGTGCTTGCGCTATCCCCATAATGTTCAGGCACTCGATTCCCCTAACGGTAAACGCAAGTCGTCCTGCTCAAGGAAGTTGTCGTAAAAGTCCGAGAACTCCAGACTCACCAGTCGATAATCCGCAGCCCACGCCGCGAACTGCTCACGAACGGTGGCGCTATCAGCACCATCGGCAATGGCTTGCTCGGCCAGTCGTCGCTCACGCATGTAGTCGTCGATGTGTCCCCACAAGGGCGATTGCCCTTGCGTGTCCATAAAGTTCCGGTCATTCAGCGCCTTATCAATGCCAGTCAAGTAAGCCGGAGTCATATCCATGTACATGCGGTACTGCGTGTTCCATGTTTCCCCGTACTTCTGCACCATCTCCACCTTCACGAAGTTGTCCCACTTCGCTTTCACTGACGCTGCAGCGTTCGCCTGAATGCTCACGCCCATCATCGCCAGCGCGTCGTCACGCGCTTCCTTCTCCTTGCGGTACTCACGCCACGCCTGCGACATCAACAACTCGACCTGCATCTCAGCAGGAGTCAACCGACGAGAGAAGTCCTCCGCTGTACCCGGCACGTTCTCCATCGTCCAGTACTTGTAAACACCCTGATCGAACTCTGCTGCCTGCGTACCCGCAGTCAGCACGCCGATGGCACGCGGATCAGTGCGCGTCGCGATCTCACTCACGAGCGTGCGGTTGTTGTCGATGACATCGAACGACTCGATGGTGTAGCCGACAGTCGGCGAAACCTTCTTCGTCGTTGACTCGATCATCGGCAAGAACGCTGTGCCGAACTTCTCGACGAACGTGTCGACCTTCTGCCGGTACGTCATGTCCGGGTCGGCCATCAGTTGCCGCCAGTAGTCCTGCTGGAACTGGTACTTGCTCGTGCGCGTAGTCGCGAACGGAGCGACCAGCGAAGCAAGGATGCTGAACTTGTAGAAATCGTTGGTTTGATCCATGATCTCGCCAACGTCCGGCATGTCCGCAGGGTTAGCGCCATTGGCGTACCAGTCGACGAACGCTGACTGCATCATCGAGTCAGCGATCCCCAAGTACATGCGGTCGTCTTCGCCCTTACGCCACTGGTTCACCTTCCGAGCGAACGACGGCAAGATCGCGTCAGTCGGGCTGGGGATCACGCCGAAAGGCGCGATCTGGTTGTAGATCGGCTCAGGCAGTTGGTCACGCAAAGTGCGCTGCAAGTCAGGCTTACCCTGCATGAACACTGACACCGGCACTTGCACCACCGGGCCGAAGCCCGGAAGGAACGGAGTCTCACCCGGAGTGACGACGTTGATCGCGCCCTGCGGGATAGCCACAGGTATCCCGCCGGTCACGTTATCGGCAAGCCACTTGTTAATACCCGATGGCAGGCGAATGTACTTCTCCTGAGAGCCAGTCAAGAAGTCCATCCGGTCGGACTCGACCGGCTTACCTTCCGAGTCAACGACCATGCCCAACTGATTGGGCAAGTTCCACAAGATCGAGGCGCGAGCAGCAATCGAAGGATCGTTCACGATCATCCGGCTCCACACCCTCAGGCTGTTCTCCCACGCAGGGAAGAACGGAACGAGGAAACGCAAGAGCGCAGCCGGGTTCGACAACCGCTCAATCGTGTACAGCGTGTCCTTCAGGTCACGCAAGGCCCGAGTCTGAGCGGTTCTGTTGATCCGATCCAACACGTCCTCGGTCAGCTCCACGCCCTGACGCTGCGCGATACCAATCATCGAGTCGAACTCACGCGACCACACAGAAGCGAAGTACGGATGCCGGACAAGCCCCGTCTCAGGGATATTGCCGAGCCACTTAAATATCGTGTCGATGGGCTTGCGTGCATACTCACCAAGCGATGCGGGACGGAGAACCTCGCGAGCCGCACGCCCGTGAACGGACGAAAGTAACTCGTTGTAGCCCTGCAGGTTCACCTCGATAGCCTCACGCAGCGCCAACGCTCCGGGTTCATCTCCCGTCGCTACGAGTCGCCGTACCTCCTCCGTCGGGAGGTAGCGGAACAGCAGGCTCTCAACGTCGACAACGTGACCCTCGATCTCGTTGCGCTTAATACGCATGTCACGCCGCCAGAAAGCGGCGTCACCGGAACGCGCCCAATCCAGAGCGTCATCCATCGGATTCGGTTTACCTGCAGCGATTGCCTTTAGCATTTGCTGCACCAGCGCGTCATTCTGAAACTGGATGACTGCTTGGTTTAACTCGTCGTAATACTGAGGATCTGTCGGCAGAACTTCCACATAGTTGCGAGCGTTTAGGACAAGATCCTGCTCCCGCATCAAAGACGACTCAAGGAACTGTTGGTTCGTCTGACCCATCGAGGATAGTTCCCGCAGCACCGGACCTTCCGGCCCACCGAAAGCCTCATACTCCCGGCCTTCGATCTTGCGGCGAGCGGTTGCTCGCTCCTTCGTCTGCATCTTCTTGCGACGAGAGCGGATCTGAGCGATGCGAGCCTTCTGCTGCTCCAGCGCCTCTTGCATGGCGACCATTTGCGGATCGTTCGCCTTGACGCCCTGCTCGATGTACTCCTCGATGCCTCGCTGCTGCTGCACCAAGTCATCGATCAGTTGCTCTTCCTGCTTCAGCAGGCGCTTGCCGTTAACCCGACGGTTTGACCACCGACCAGCGTTCTTTGGGAAGTTCACGCTCCACGCCGGGACACGGGAAAGCATTGGCAGCAAACCAATGGAAGCCATCGAACGAAGCCAACCCTCGGCGACGTTACGTTGCGTGTAACCAAGTCGCATCAACACTGACGCCTTCCACAGTGACACCGCTGTGTCCAGTCCACCCTTGTAAAGAGCGCCGCGACGCTTACGGGCGAAGTCGCGAGACGCCGCCATCAACGGATCCTTCTCATCAGCGAACTTCACGAGGATCTTCGCGGTTTGCTCCAGAACGCTCATGTCGAGCATCGGAACCTTGGTCTCCAACTGCGAGCGCAGTTGCGGGTCAACCCTGATCAGGTCGCCCTTGTCGTCCACCAAGTACGCGCGACCGCTACGGATCTTCTCAATCGAGTCCGCTCGACGCTCATCAATGAGGCGGTACGCCTCATCCAGTAACTCCCTGCCCGGAAGATTGTCAGGGTCCAGAGTCGTCGGGTTATCGGCCAACCGGCGCTGATACTCGGCTTCATCGATCTTGCCCTTGCGGTACAGGTCCGCTGCCTTCTTCTGCTCTTTGGCGTTCTTCTTCGCTACCTCAACCGCGTACATACGCTGGAACGAGCGAACCTCGATCTCCTTCACGGCAGTGAAACGCTCACTGCCGCCAGCAGAGTTACCCCACCTGTTCATCATCTCTGTCGTGAACTGTGGATCGTCGCGCAACATCTTTGAGTCAGAGAGTGCTGCCCTCATCTCATCCGATGAGTGGCCCACCTCAAAGCCACGAACATCAATCAGTCCAGAAGCTCGCGAACCTTTGATCCACGTCCACAAGCGAACCTTCGGCAAGTAACTCGACGCCCGGTACACCGTCTCGTGCATCAACGGCTGCGTGCCCGTGCGACCCACGTCGAGCAGAAGTTCCTCATACTCGTCAGGCGTGATCTTGCCTTGGTTCCGCGCCTGATCCAGATCGCGCTTGCGAGCGCGATTCTTGCGAGTGTTTGATGCGCGGCTGCCTTTACCGCGACGCCAAGCCGCCGCTATCCGCGCAGCCTTCGCGTTGTTCTGACCCCAGCGTTGGATCGGCTGGAACGAGTCTTCTGCCAGCATCACCGCGTTATCGATACCGGCGACGGCCTCGTCCAGTTCCAGCGACTTCAACAAGTCATCGAACACGGAGTCATTCGCACGCATCTGCGCGATGACATTGTTCGGGTCTACTGCCGCCTCTAGTGGCCGAGCGAACAACGCCGGGATCTTCGATGCTCCCTCTGACATCGCGAGCATTTCGTACTGGTCCGGTGCTGACGCACGGAGCATCTGCACGAACAAGTCAGCGCGAGTGTCCTGCAGTCGCTTGATGTAATTCGGGTCACCGAGGGATGCGCCAAGGAAGTTCAGTGCATCTTCCCTGTTGTTGATGCGAGCGCCAGTCTCAGCAAGAACGTCACGGTACGCGCCACGGAACTCATACAGGTTCGTCAAGTCATCAAACGAGCCGTCGACGATCTCGTCGGCCAGCACGCTGGCGCGGTTATTCGCGCCCATCCGTGCCGCCTCGATCTGAGACGTAGCCATCCGCGTGACCTGAGGGCCAGCGATGTTCATGCGCTTACTCGTCAAGCCACTGAACGCCAGAGAGTTACGGGGCATACCCGTGACCTTCTCGATGGCGCGACCACTACGACCGAAGTTCGTGCCAAGGCGAGCAACCTTCGTTGCCTTACCCAGCAACACCAGCGGGTCGAGGAAAAACATGACCGTCGTGTCGATCAGGCCGGAAGTCCAGTTGACGTTGAAGTCCTCGTCGAGGACGTTCAGGTTCGTCGGACCCCACTTGGATTGACGCACCTTCGGATTGAGGATGTTGTCCCCGGAGATCCGCGACTCAACGATCTGACCGACGGTCACGTCGCGAGCCTGCTCACGCGTTAAGCCAGCGCCAGTGACGTTCGACGCGAAGTACGAGTACTCGTCACCTACAGCGTCGTAGAAGTTCGTGAAGCCGCGAGCGGCTCCACTAGCCATCGGCCCGATCACCGGGACAGTAGAGAAGTCGTCGAACCAGAAACGATCAAAGATCGAGTCGTAGCCTTCATCCTTCTGCATCGCTGCGGCTTTCTGCCGAGCGATGCGCTGACGGTCAAGTTCCGCTTCGGCTGCTTCCGACTGCGCCTGCAGGTTCGTCCGACCGGGCGGTGCGTAGAGCGGCGTCAGTTCAGGCAGAGCCATTGGCTTGCTCCTCACCGATCAGACGCAAGAAACCGTCCCGCTCTTCAGCGGACTTCCAGTTGGTCATGCCAATACCGAAGACGATGCCTGTGGCGTGTAGGCCCAGAACATCCACCGCTGCTGCGATGTCTTCTTCAAGTGACGGCATTAGGCAAACGACCTCAAGTGGCGAACAAAGCGGACAAACGAAGTGGGAACACCGGGACGGTTAGCGGCCTGCTCAAGGGCAGGCAAGTACGCAGCGATCTGCGACGCGTCCATCGCGGACTGCTGCTGCGACGTTTTCGTCATTCCAATCGATGCTCGACCCGGCCCCGGCCCACGATCCATGCCAGAAGTGACCGGCTCATCGGGACGCTGTGTTGGAGCGTCAAGTGGCGTGATCTTTGGCATCGAGGCAGCAGCCATAGGTGCTGCACCCTGAATGCCACGCATCTCTTTCTGCTCCCCGTAGGCAGCATCAGGCATGTCCATTGGTGACTGCGACTTGATGCCGTCGGTGCGCTTGCTCTGCGCGCCGGGACCAGACACAGGTGCTGGGTTCTTCGGGGCGCGGTAACCGCCCGGACCTTCAGCCATTATGAAGCCCTCACAAACTGTCGTCGAGCCTTCTGGGCAGCGCCGCGATCACCCTGCTTGCCGAGTGCCTCCCGCATCAACTTGTTGACTTCGCGGCTGGACACGCCTTCCTTCAAGTCAAGGTTGCGGGTGGCTTTCGTTGCGGCCTTCTTGAACAACTGCTTGCCGATGCTCCCGCGCCACTTCTCGCGGCGATCCATCTCCTTCTTCCGGGCAGCCTTACGTTCTGCAGGCGACATGCCTTCCAGCTTCTTGCGGTAAGCCTTGCGACGGTTGAACTCCTCGCGAGTGATCTTGCGCCCGTACTTGTCGCGCAGGACAGACTTGGCCTCTTTGCTCTTCGGCTCTTGGTCTTTCTCTTCCGCCGCTACTGCTTCTTCCGCAGCCTCTGCCACGCCTTCCTCGGATACCTTCTTGACGTTTTCGTCCATGATCTGGTTAACAATCGTGGCAGAAGGGAAGGCAAGACCAGTCGCCCCAAGAACCATCATCCCGGCGAACTTTTTGCCTGCGTGCTTGGACTTCTCCCAGTTCTTCACCCGCGCCGCAAAATCCTTGTCAGACTCTCCAGCCCTTTTCTTCTCAGGCTTCGGACCGCGTGCGCCATATATTTCATTGGCGCGATCCTTGATCGCCTTCTCCTGCTCGGCCTTCAGGTAACCCTGCTTTGCGCGAGTGCTTTCCTTCGCCTTCGGCTTAATGACTCCACGCGTGGCTGCATCCATGCCACGCAAGCGTGCCTCTTCGGCAGTGCCCGGATCCATGTCGTTTCGGGCAGCGCGACCCCGCGCTGCAGCGTTGTCTCTTGTGGCGTCCTTCGCTACCTGCGTCGGGATAAACGACCGAGGTTTTTCCCCGCCTGAGCGTGGGTTCTCGCCACCGGAGCGGACATCCTCCGCCTTTGGCTGCGGATCTTTCGCCTTATCCTTCGGCTTGGCAGGCCCAAAGGGCTTCTTGCGAGCCTTGTCGTTCGTTGCCCCCGTCGCGTAGTCAGGCAACTTGGCTTTTTGCGTCTTCTTTTCAGTCTTCTTCTTAGTGGTCTTTTTGGTGGTTTTCTTTACCGTCGACTTCTTAGGAATCGGAATCTCCTCCGGCGTTTCCGCCGGAGTCTCTACTGGCTTCTCTTCCTTCTTCTGCTTCGGCTTACGACCCTTTGGAGTCTTCGCGGCAGGCTTCGCAGGCTCAGGCCCACGGTTCAAGAACGCGTAAGGGTTGTAGTCGGCTGAATCCGCGACGTTCGGCGTGAACCCCGGTATCTCGCTCGCGTCACCAGTAGGTGACGGGCGAGTCGCGAGATCATCCATGCGACGTTGCACGAACTCTTCGCGGCCCTCATTCCACTTCGCGAGCGCCTCCTCGTACCGAGCCTTCTGGCCCTTACCGGGGAAGTCCTTCTTCACCGGCTTCGGGTTGATCGCGTCGTAAGCGACCTCCGCCTCAGTCTGCGGGTTCAACGGCTTCTGGTTGCGCGACGGCTTTAAGCCTTGCTCGGCCAGTTCCTCACGCTCAGACTGCAACCCAGCAAGGCGCTCCCTGTCCCGCGCAACCGCTTCCGCTGCTGCACGGTCAGCCTCGGATCGAGTCATCGCGCCCCCCGTGCGACCAGACACAACCTCCGTGCGGTTACCGCTCGCGGCAAGATCAGTCCGAGCCATCAGGCTCTCGGTCCTAGCACCCAGCCTCGGGTCAACGCCTTCTTCCGCCATCACCTCACGCTGGGCTGCGTCCTGCCGCCGCTTCTCCGGGCTGTCGCGCTTGTCTTTGAACGCTTTTTCCGCCTGTTCCTTACGCGTTGGTGACGCGGTTTCTTTCAAACGGCGTTGCGTTTCCGCGTAGGCAGCCTGCTGACGGGGAGTGGTGAAGCCACCTCCACCGAAACGGTCGTAGTCAACATCACCGCTTTTCTTCAACGGAACCTTTGCTGCCTGACGCGCCTGTGCAGGTGTAACTGTCGGCACTGCCTCACCAGCAACCGGCAACCCCCCGGTATCGAGGGCAGTTTGTGGCCGAGGATCATCCGTGCGCGGAGTCCTACCCTCAGGGAAGCGAGCCGGTGGTGTGGGCTGCGGTGCAGGCGCCGGACGGTCTGGCATACGAGCGCGACCACTCTGCAGCAACGCCTGAGCGATCTTGTTCTTGTCACGCGCCCGTTGTGCATCAATCATTCTTTGAGGCTTAACGGGAGGCTTCACCTTCGATGCAACCTTTGACGTGCCCTTCGCTACCAATCCAGCGGTCTTACCGACAGGCAAAGGCACAACGCCAGCGGCAATGATCGCCGCACCCAGCGCAGGGGAAATGTCACCACGCTTAACCGCGTCAATCGTGTCCTGCTCCGTGAGGAACCCAAAAATTTCCTCGGCATCTCGGCGCAACTGCTCGGACCTAGACAGGGTCGACGGCATGATCTGGTCGACCTGCTCCTGCAGGCGTGCTTGTGACGCACCGATGCCACCACCCGGCCCGAATGTGGGCATCGATGAAGACGGGTATTGCCTCGCCATCGACGGTCGGTAGGTGCTGGCAGTCGGGCGGCTCTTAATGAACTGCCTGCCGGGTGGTTCTCCCCTTGCCATACGTTTCCTAACTACTTCTTCTTCTTGCCTTTTTCGTAATTTGGGTCGAAGAGGCCCGGATAGTTTTTGTTTCTCGCGTTACCGGGACCGAACGGGTACGTCCTGTTCGGCGGCTCACCACTCGGCTTCGGCTTCGGCTTCATCCTCCGCCGGTTCGGCCCCTTCGTCACCGTCTCGCCCTTGATGCGCTTCGCCTTCGCCACGCGCTTGCGGTAACCACGAGCGTCGTCCTCGTTGATGGCCTTCTTCGCGTCGGCCATGCCTTTCTTGGAGTAAGGGAACTTCTTCCCTCTTACGTTCGGCACTGCTACTTAAGTTTGTGGTTGTTTCCACCAACGGGCTTCGGATTGGAACCCGTGGCGACCTGACCTCCGCCAACAACACCACTTCCGGGGTTGCCCTTCGGCTGAATAACGCCTCCACCTGTAGGAGCCTTGCCCATTCCGCCTTGCTTTCCGATCATGTGTTTCTCCTCTATGCGGGAACTTGTCTGGACACTGCGCCAGACAGAACGGGCTTACCTGTGCCCGTCAAACCAGCGAGCAGCCGCTGCATAGGCGGTGGCGCTGGAAGAACTTCGTTTTGAACCGGCCCCTGCTCGGTGGCCGCTTCGGCTGCAGCATCCGGTGCGCCCATGTTGGGCAACTCGTTCGCCTCGGGCTGCTGCTGTTGCTCTGGAGGCTTCGGAGGCTCAAACGCTTTCTGCACGGCATCCTCCAAAGGAGTGCCCTTCTTGCGCTCATCGATGACGGTCGCCAACTGCTGCACGATCTGCGTCGGGTTCTGGCCCTGAGCGGCCATCTGCGGGATCGCCGCTGCCAGTGACGCGACACCAGCCTTCAGGCTGTCCCGCATCTCCTCCATGTCAATCGCCTGCTCCTCTTCAGCGGCGTTCAACTGGATCGGCAAGTTACGTCGAGTGAACGACCGTGAAATCAACTTGTCGCCTCGCGCCTGCAGCGCGAAAATCAAGGAACGGTTCGGGTCAAGACCCGCCATCAGCCCGTGGTTTACGGAGATCCCGTAGTTACCTTTAATGTCGGCTGATGGCCGGTACTTCAGCTTGTACTGAACGCCGTTAGCGGTGGCAGATACCTCGCGCTGTACCTCGCCGAAGTACGCTTCGTCGACGGCCAACGCGAGAGACACCGCCTCTCCAAGCGTCGCGCCCATGATCGACTGAGCGGTCTTGACCTGTGAATCGAAAGCGGCCTGCAGGGCTTTCACGCCCTGACCCGTCACAATCGACCCGTCCGCCTGCCCTGCTCTTGACTCTGGGAAGCGAG